GTGAAAGTATCTGGATCGTAAACCATTGGAGTCATGATTAATGGAATGTATGGAGCGAATACCGCACCTGCTTCCAAGAATTGACCACCTCTGAATCCCATTAAAATGGTATTTTCAGTCATGTATGGGTTTTTGTAAACTGTGTATCTGTTATTGATAGCACCTGCTTTCTGAACACCAAACGCATAAGTAGCTTTACTTACATCACCGTCAGAGTTACTAGCGTATCCTGGGATTGATTCCAAAATAGTAGCTACTGATGGAGAACATACTAAGAAATTAGCACCACCTCTAAGAGTTTTCTGGTGAATAATGTTGCTTAGTTTTTGCATTTTAGTTCCTAAAGTTTGGAACCACTGACCTTGTGTGTTGTAGAAACCAGCAGTGTTGTCGAATGCAGTTCCAGCAGCATTAATAGTGTTGTTATTAATAGCTGACCAGAACTCAGTTCCAGCACCTGCAGACTCAATCAACATATCAAGAATTTCAAGATCAATCTCTAAAGAGATATACTCACTCATGATTGAAGTTAATTCAGCTTCAGCATCTAGAGAATGGTAAGCGTTCAAATCTTGAGCGAACTCAGGAGTCCAAACAGCTTTCAGTTTTCTAGTTTTAGCTACGATAGCTTCACTTCTCATCTGAACATTGATTTCAGGAATTGTGATTGGGTTGTTGTTACCATTCAAGTTGTTATTTCCTTCTTCGAAATCACCTCTATCAGCGTCAGTAGGTTGAAGTACATATTCAACTGTTACAGAACCACCATCACCAGTTGGAGCTAATGATCCAGTAGAGAGGAATGAAATTGTAGCACCACCTGCGTATTGTGTGAAAGCTGATGTTTGAATACCATCTGCACCTGCTACGAATGATCCAGTATGTACTTGGAATGCTCTAACTGCTTTAGTATCTAAATTACCTAAAGATGAAGTAGGAACAGTAAATTTAACGTATTCTGCAAAAGAAGCAGAGTAAGTAGAATCGAAATTGAAATCTGCCCACGTAGCAACTCCTAATGCTGTTGATGCTGTAGTAGCTACAGCTAAAGATGAAGTATCGTTGATAGAATAACTAAATCTACCAGCACCATAAAGACCACCTGTAGCACCGTTTCCGAAAGGAGCGTTACCATCTTGATCACCGTACATTGAATCACCTACAGCGAATGGAGATTTTGCAGTTCCATATTGGAAATCTAGATAAAATACTAGACCTGATGGTAAGTTCATTGGTTGAACCGAAACGAATTCTTTCGCTGCGATTTGTCCAAATACTTTTCTTACCAATGGAAGAGCTACACCAGCCCATTGAGCACCTGTACCTGGAGAAAATGTTCCAGCACCAGCACCACCACCTGTGTTTGATTCCTCAGTTACTAATTGCTTAGCCTGATTTTCTAGGATCATAGACATATTGTTTTTGTCAGTTTCGCCTTCGATACCTTCTAACAATCCTGTCTTTCCCCATTTGTTGGCTAATCTTGCAGCATCGCTTTGCAATGACTTGTAAGGATTAGCACTTTCTAAAAGAGAATTTAATTGACTCATTTTTTTTTGTGTTTTTTAGTTGTTGTTGTTTTTAAAAATTAAATAATACCTGCTAATTTTTTAAATCTATTAACCATTTCATCTGATTCAACAATTGGCTTTTTCTTAGCTACTTTTGGAGTAATACTAGTTTTAGAAGCTCTTCCGATTACACTTTCGTTTACTGATTTCTTTTTAGAAACGATGTTCTCAGAAATAGTAGAATATACTATTTTTGCTTCCTTAACTGTAGTTGCTTTATCAAATGCACCTAATACTTTAGCTTTTTGTGATTCAGTCAAGTTTTTAGATTTGAAGATTTTGTTAGCGTAGAGAAGTTTAGCATTCAATAAGTTGATTTCATTGAGTTCTGATCTTAATGTTGCAATAACATTCATTGCTTCATCTAAATCTTTTTTCATTTCATACATCTCATCATCACCTTCATCTACTTCTTCTTTTGCTTCAGAAACGTCAACGGAAACTTCTTCGTCATCTTGGACTTCGATTTCTCCTTCATCGCTTACTTCCACATCAACGTCATCTTCGAATGATTCACCAGCTTCTAATTCGCCTGCGCTAACCATATCTTCGATTACGTCTTCAATAAATGCTTTAAGGTCGTCTTCTGACATATCTTCAAGGTCGATGTCTTCATCATCCTTGTCTTCCATGTCTTCTTTCTCGTCTTTCATACCATCTAAGTAGCCTTCTTCTTCAGCATCAGTACGTTCGTCCTCTTTCAAGTCCTCTTTTTCGTCCTTCATACCATCCAAATAGCCTTCTTCTTCAGCATCTGTACGAGCGTCTTCCTTAAGATCTTCATCTTTTTCTAACTCTGCCAAAATTTCGTCTAAGTCCATATCATCATCTTCTTTGATTTCACGATCTTTTTCAGTTGCTTTCATAGCACCTGCTTCAGGTTTTCCACCTTCATCTTCACCGTGTCTCATATCAGGATCTGACATTTTCTCTTCCATTTTTTCAGCATCGTCTTTACCTTCATCTACCTCGTCGTAGCCTTCATCTACATCTTCTTTATCCATTTCCTCTATTTTACTAGCGAACATAGATTGAAGTTGTGGAGTAAACGCTTCTTCAAGAGCGACTTTGGCATTTGCTATAGCTGATTCTTTTACAGCTTTAGCATCGGCAATAGCCTCTTGTAAAAATTGTCTGTTCATTTTCCTAAAATTTGTTTTGGGAACTACGTTTATTCAAGAAACGTAATGGGGGTTTTTATTTGATTAATGTCATATCAGAAATGACATATTATGTTGATACGTATGTAAAAATATCTTAAAGTCGCAATTGAAAAAGAAAGCCCGCTTTCGCGGGCTTAACCAAAGGAATAAAATCCTAAGGGGGGGAGGGTTATATAATCGGACATTGTCCGTTGGAGCAAAGTATTTCGGATATAATAGAATTAACTTTTTTATAATCTGTTTGTTTAGAAAAATCTAAACCTTCATTTACTAAATGCATAAAAGAATCTGGGTTAGATGGTGTTGATACGAAATCCCAACATAGTAATTCAAAGTCATCTTGTACTTCCATTACTTCACCCATTTGTTTTAGTGAACCCATACCACGAGATGAAACACCTACTGTAATACCATTATCAATAAGTGCTTTTAAAATATTACCTGAAGGGGTAGGTAAAATTTCTATCTTACCCATTACATTATCTCCATCCCACCACATATCTGATATATTATGTGATACATTTTTTAAGTTAATTACTGAAGATTCTGGATGGTCTAATTCACCCATTGCTCTATGCTCTTTAACAAGAGGCATATATTTGTCAATTTCTCTTTCCCATAAATCCTTAGAATAGTATCTACCATTGCCATTTTTTACTTCGGCAGTAGCTAATATACCTTCTACTAAAGGTAAACCTCTTTTAGAGACTTTATTCTCAGTAAGAGATATTGGATTTACCTTAAATAAATGGGTTTCTGTTAATAAAACTGACATATTAATCTTCGTTTTGGGTTTCGTCTACTACTTCTTTTCTAGAATATGATTTACCACACATTTTTTCATACAATTTTTCCATTCCAGCTTTTTTCTTTTCTAAAAGCTTAATTTCTTTTTGCATTTCTTTCATTTTCTTTTTATCTACTAATTCAGATAAACTTTCATCTTCTGATACCATAGATAATCTTTCATTTTTACTTGAAATTATTTCTTCAAGGGCTTCAATTTGCATTTCTAAAGTTGCAATTTTACCATTTCTTTCAATTTCAGATAATTTAGAATCAGTGGTTTCTTTTTTAACTTTTTTCTTTTTTGGTTTTGGAGCTGGTTTTTCTCCTAATGGTAAATTTTCGTATAGACCTAATAATGAAATTGGTCCTTTATTTTCTTTAATTTCTAAATAACCAGTACCAACTTCTCCTTCAGGGTAATCTTTTTTAGTAGCTTCACCATATCCACCACCAACACCTGGGTCTTTAACCATTTTACCTTTACCTAAACCTGGTAGCTCTTCTTTATATCCAATTCCTTCAACACCAAATTGAGCATCTTCAACATAAAATAAAGGATTTTTTTCTAAATTCTTTTTTACTATGTCTTTTAATTCTTGTTCTGTTTTATCTGCATTTTTAGGATTTTTCATTTCTGTATAATAACCACGAAGATATTCTTCAAAATTCATGTTATTAACATCATTTTCATCCTTATAATCATATCCAGCAGTTTCTAAATCAACAACAGCTTTGGTAGGTTTTTTTTCTACTGCCTTTGCTTCCTCAGCTACTAAATTCATATTTTCATCAAAGATAGCAAACCAATCTGGTTTGTTATTTTTTGCAGAATTGCCCATGCCTAATGAAATACCTTCTGTAATTATATGTCCATGTTTTAAACTAGCTACAGTTTCAGATAATGTAGCAGCATTGCGAACTATATTAGGAAACTGACTTTTAGCAGCTTTCATAAATACTTCTTTATTTCCTTTTCCTTCGGAAATTAAATTGTACTGTTCTTGTAATGTTTTTTGTTTCATTTTATTTTCCTTTTAATAAGTCTTTTATGTCTTTAATATAATCTAAAACTAAATCTGTTGGTTTAACTACAGCATATGATGATTCGTTATCATTATAATATTCTACAGTTTCATTTTTAGCATTGCTCAACATTTTATAAATATTGTTAAGTTCTTGTTCTATTTGATCAAATGCAGCTATTCTTTTTTTTTGGAATTCACTTGCACTTTCAGCTTCAAACAATTGCTTAACTTCTAATCCAGAACCTTTCTGGACGTAATTTCCATTTTTATCTTTAGGTACTAATTTATACTTAAATTGTTTAACATAAGCATTATCTTTAACCCCATCTTCAGATGCTTTAGGACCTGGTCCTAAATTAGCACCAATTCCTTCTTTAACATCTGTATAGCCTAATTCTTTATAAGCTTTATCATTTGCTTTTTGACCTTTTCTTCTAAAAGCATAAGGTGTAGCATATTGCATTCCTGTTCCACCTGTAAATGAAGCAGCTCCTGCTCCACCACCTGTAGTAGTCATCTCTTCTAATTGTCTTTTAATTTCAGCGTACTGATCAGGATAATTTTTTCTTAAATGTGTTCTGTATTTATTAAATACATCTTTTAGCTCACGAGCTACATTTTGAATATTTTGATCTTTTTCAGCTTCATCAGTAGTCATTAATATTTTTAATGCTCTAACGGCATCAGACATTTTTTCTAAAGAATCCCCAAATGAAGCTAATTTAATAATTGCGTGTCTTACAGCCCCTGTTTCTTTATCTACCTCATCTGTTTTAAAATAAGTATCTAAATCAGCAGAGAAAAAATCACGTTCCATATCCACAGGGCCATAAGCCGCTTCTAACCTTTTAATTAAAGAAGGTTCTACATCCTTAGGTTTTAATATATTTGAAGTATCGATATCAGCCATGTGTTACAGTAAGTTCTTCTAAAAGATTATGGTATTGGAGTAAATCAACTAAATGATTACTATTTACTTTACATCTTTTATCTAATTCAACAATTAATTTAGAAACTTCTTGCAACTTAATCTTAATTGCTTCATCTTTAGTTTTAGCAATTTCTTCTGTTAATTTAGTTTGAATATATTTAACTTCAGAGTTATAAAATTCTTTCAAACGTGGTGTTGAATCTACGGATTCAATAAATTCTTTAAGAATATGTTTTTGTCTATTATTTAAATCAACATATTTGTCATTAAAATTTTCTAACATAATTTTATATGTTAGTGTTCTAAGATCTTTATCATATGATTTAAATTCTTCAATAACATTTTCTTTTACTTCATTTCTTTCAACAGGGGATGCTGTTAAATGTTCTAATAAAGTTACTTTATTATCAATAATTTGGTTAGGATCTGTACCTGTTTCTTTGTTATATGATTCAAATAAAACATATAAAGCAGCTTGGGCTTTATAATCATGAAGTTTAGTTTGGAATAAATCTTCTACATTATAGTGTTCTTTAAGCTCTTTAATTAAATTATATTTTTCTTTTCTTAACCTAGTACGATTAAGTTTTTTAGAAGATTCAACTACAGTATTTAAAATAACATTAGCTTTTGATTCACCAATATTTTTTGATTTAAATACAGTTTCATATAATTTATATTCTTTACCTAGTTCAGAATTAACAAAATATTTTTTTAATATTTTAATTGCTGGGGAAGTTGCTCCAGATAAAGTATCTGCTGTTATTCGTTTTACTAATACCTCAAAGAGGATACCAGTATTTTTGAATTTGGAATGTTTTATATACATCAATACTTATTTTTTTATAAATATACTAAAATTATTGCTCTTTGATATTTGATTCATCCAAAAGTGAATCTCCTTTTTTATCCTCCTCAAATACTAACTGTTTTTTAGTTGAAGAAGGTATAGAAATATTTTTTAACATTGATTGATGTTTTAGAAAATGAGTATTTTCTTTTAACTTACCATTGTCATTATAATCTTTTTTCATTCCTTCTCTACCTAATCTATCTTTACCAAAGTTATCATCTTGGGTATTTCTATTAGATACTTTTTCTTCAGGTCTGCCTAAAGGTTCATTATCTTTATCATATCCTTTTGGGACATTATTTGGGTCTGAGTCCATTCTACCTTTACCATACAACGAAGCTAAATCGTGTGGTGTACCATATGATTGACCAGTTTCAACTGGGTCGTTACCTTCTGCTTCTATTTGAGATATTCTAAATTTACGTTTAGCATCTTCTCTAATTAAATCTCTATAATCATCATATTGATCTTCACTTAAGTGGAATAGGTGATCATAAATGAAATCAGTTGGGAATAAATTAGTTTCAGTCATTTGAGCAGCTAAATCCATTTTTTCTTTCATCAATGCTACTCTCTCTTGATCATAAATGATTGAAGGGTTAGTTAATGATAACTCAAAATTAGCTAATTGTTCATCTCTATAACCTTGAGTATATAAATGTACTAATGCAATTTTATATAATTCAGAAGTTATAATACGTTGAATACGTTCAATCGTACGAGCAAAACGAATATCTTGAGCAGCTAGTGTTGCTTTACCATCTGTATTTTCATCATAACCCATAAATGCTTTGGGCACTTTAAGGGCAGCAAATAATTTATCTCTTAAATATTCAACATCCTGGATACCATCCCACTGTAAACCATTTGCACTTTCAATTTTAGTACTTGCATCATTACCTCTAACTGGGATGTAATAATCCTCAAGTAAGTTTTGCATGTTATATTTTAAATTATATTCACCTGTATCTTGATTAATATAAGGAGTACGCTTAAGTTTACTTAATGTTTTTTCCATAAACGCATCTACTTCATTTGGAGGAATAGATCCAACATTCATATAGAAAATACGTTTTTCAGGGGCACGGACAATTCTATGAATTAACATAGCATCTTCCATTAATGTGTATTGTTTAAATAATTTTCTTGCTGGCTCAATATATGATCTACCATAAGGTAAGAAATTCATATCTGTTAATAAACGGAAATGAGCCATTTCATAGTTATCAAATATAACACTTCTACCATTATCTTGGTTAGGTACATTATAATACCCATAATCTGAAGCATCTACACCTTCAGGATCAAATTGATATTTAACTTCTGTTGGATTATCCTTATCTCCTTCTAATCTTTGAATATGGAATGCTGTATAAGGGATAACATTATATACTCCAAATTTTTCAGCAATTTCTAATTTAAGGAAGAAATCACCATATTTACACATATTTCTAATCCAAGGCCATAAATTAAATTCTATATTTAAAACATCATAAAATAAATTATATAGAATTTTTTGAATATCTTCATCTGGGGATTTGATTGCTAATACTTCACCCATATCATTTTTAAGGGTAGATTCATCAGCTACAATATCTAACGCAGAAGCAATAATAGCATCTGTATCCATAGCATCATAATCAGAATACAGTGAAGGTCTTAAATATTGATAATTAAAATTAGCTTGTTGCCCATATAATGAAGTACTAGAATTTGAATAAATTCTATTAAACCTATCTACTAAGGCATTAGTTTCATACTCACCGCTTTGTTGTATCTGATTAACATCAAATACTTTAAGTTGATTGCCTCCTGTGTTACGAATAACTACATCTGTAGAGAATAATCTTTGCAATCTTGAAAATAAACCTTTATCTGCCATTTCTTAATTTTATTATAAATATATTATAAAAGCCACTTAATGCTCTCATTTTTTCCACCAACTTCCATATCATATGGATTTTTAACACCATTTGCGGTATAACCACCACTATATGATGTTTTGCTGGATTTAACTGAACCTAATGTTGCTCTCGCCATGTCTAAACTTTGTTGTTGAAATTTCAACGATGTATCTCGTAGGAACATACCAATCCCAAATGACATAACCAAGTCATCATTGTATCCTCCTTGAGCTTCTGGTCTACCATTACGCCAAATAAATACTTTCATTTCTTCCAATAAACGTTTTGAACGAATAGTTACTGATCTATCACCAATAAATTCTCTCATTTTATTAATACAAAGTGGTCTTGTTCTCATTGACATAGTAAAACCAGGTACCATCTCAGAATTACCTTCAAATACCCTTAAATATGATTCTGCTGTACGTTGATCTGATTTTGGTGATTGGTATAAATTTCTATATCCTCTTTCAATAATTGCATCTAATGTAGCCCAACCAATATTAGCATTTTCTACTACTAACATTGCATTATTATATTCTGTAGCTAATCCTGTAAGGAAATAACCAAATTCTTTAGGTGGCATTTGACCTTTATATTCTGCTACTTGAGTATTGGTTGCAACATCAATTACATGACATGCTGAAAAATCTTTACCATCACCTCTTGCAACATCAGCTGTAATCATATATTCTCTAGAATAATCAGCTG